AAGAAGATCTATACTTCGTAGAAGAAGACCAAATATACTTATATGGAGATTATGGTAATTGGAAAACTTATGGAGAAAGATGTTTTGTTAAACCTATTAAAAATATAGATCAATTTAAGATACAGAAAGAACAAAAACATATTGGAATACTAAAATATGGAAATAGTTCATTAGAAGCTCTTAAAATCACTCCTGGAGATCTCGTAGGTTTTAAACCTTACGGTGAATATGATTTTATCGTTGATGACGAAAGATTGTATTGTATGAAATCAAATGATATTGTAATTAAATATGAGTATAGAGGAAACGAAGTTGAGTATAATCCAGGCTGGGCAAAAAGCAGTTGAGGAATTAATAAAGGTTGCGGAAGAGAAGATTGTAGATAGTGGAGATGATATATCTGCGGATAGACTTAAAAATGCTGCTGCTACTAAAAAACTAGCAATATTTGATGCTTTTGAAATACTTAATCGTATAGAGGAAGAGAGAAAAATGCTTAATGGTGAAGAAATTTCTTCAACTCAAAAATCATTTGGTGGTTTTGCTGAAAGGAGGTCTAAGTAATGTATGAGCAAACTTTATTAAAAGTATTACCAGACTATATAAAAGATTCAACGATAACCAAACTTAACAGAAGTAAAAAATGGGAGTATGGTTACAACAAAGAACATGATGTTGTTGTTATTAGCAAAACTGGTAAAATTGGTGAAATATACGAAATACAAAACCTCAGAATTGCATTACCACTTATAGAAGATTGTTATAAAAGATCTAACAAGAAAGAAGAACAATACTGGGAACAAAAACAATATCCAAAAGAATTAGATAGGATAAAAAGTGTTTTTGAATGGAATAAACAGCTAGATAGATTTAAAGAAAGCTGGTATGATTATATAGATAATGAGTTCAAATATAGAGAAGAAGGTTTCTCTTTTTATAACAATGGTGTTCAAACGTATATAACTGGCTCTCATTATATGTACTTGCAATGGAGCAAGATAGACGTTGGTGCTGCTGATTTTAGGGAATCAAATAGATTATTCTTTATATTTTGGGAAGCTGTCAAAGCTGATAGTAGATGTTATGGAATGTGTTATTTAAAGAATAGACGTTCTGGATTTTCGTTTATGTCTTCAGCTGAACTTGTTAACCAAGCAACGATAAGTTCAGACGCTAGATATGGTATATTATCAAAAACCGGAGCTGACGCTAAGAAGATGTTTACAGATAAAGTAGTTCCTATTTCTATAAACTATCCATTTTTCTTTAAACCAATACAGGACGGTATGGATCGTCCAAAGACAGAATTAGCTTATCGAGTTCCAGCTTCTAAATTAACTAGAAGAAAACTAGATTCAAGTGAACAAGTCGAGGACTTAGAAGGTCTTGACACAACAATAGATTGGAAAAATACAGGTGATAATAGTTATGATGGTGAAAAACTAAGATTATTAGTACATGATGAAAGTGGTAAATGGGAAAAACCAGATAACATATTAAACAACTGGCGAGTAACTAAGACCTGTGTTAGACTAGGTAGTAGAATTGTTGGTAAGTGTATGATGGGTTCAACATCTAATGCTTTAGATAAGGGTGGTGAAAATTTTAAAAAACTATACTACGATTCTGATGTAAATAAAAGAAATAAAAACGGACAAACTAGTTCTGGTCTTTATTCTCTATTTATACCTATGGAATGGAATTTCGAAGGTTATATTGATAAATACGGAATGCCTGTATTTGATACACCTGAAAAACCAATATTAGGAGCAGATGATCTCTGGATAGATACAGGTGTTATAGAACATTGGCAAAATGAAGTTGATGGTCTAAAACATGATCAAGATGCTTTAAATGAATATTATAGACAGTTTCCTAGAACTGAACAACACGCTTTTAGAGATGAAGCGAAGCAATCGCTTTTTAATTTAACAAAAATATACGAGCAAATAGACTACAATGAAGATCTAAGAAACACAAACGTTTTAACTAGAGGTAATTTTCAGTGGGAAAACGGTGTTAAAGATTCAAGTGTTATATTTATTCCTAATAAAGAAGGAAAATTTTTAATTTCTTGGGTTCCACCTAAACATTTGCAAAATCATGTGATAATAAAAAACGGAGTGAAATATCCAGGTAACGAGCATTGTGGTGCTTTTGGATGTGACCCTTATGACATATCGGGTACGGTAGATGGTAAAGGTTCTAAGGGAGCTTTACATGGTCTCACCAAGTTTTCAATGGAAGACGTACCACCAAATCACTTTTTTTTAGAATATATAGAAAGACCTCAAACTTCAGAAATATTTTTTGAAGATGTGTTAATGGCTTGTGTTTTTTATGGAATGCCATTGTTAGCAGAAAACAATAAACCAAGGCTTTTGTATTATTTTAAAAGAAGAGGTTATAGAGGTTTTTCTATGAATAGACCAGATAAAGTTTGGAATAACTTATCTGTTACTGAAAAAGAAATAGGTGGTATACCAAATAATAGTGAAGATATAAAGCAAGCACACGCTTCTGCTATAGAATCTTTTATAGAAAATAATGTTGGTTTATTAGAATACGGTTATGGAAGCATGTATTTTAATAAAACATTGAATGATTGGAGTAGATTTAATATAAATAATAGAACAAAATATGATGCTTCTATTAGTTCTGGTTTAGCTATAATGGCTTGTAACAGACATTTATATACGCCAATAGCTGAAATAAAAAGAGAAGTCTTTGACTTAGGTATAAAAAAATATGATAATAGAGGTTCTTTATCAAAAATAACGTAATAAATGAAGGTATATACAAACACTAATAGTTCTTTTCCAAGCCAAGTAGTCCCGGACTCTGTTAAAGCGTCAGAGGAATATGGTCTTCAGGTATCAAATGCGATAGAGCAAGAGTGGTTCGATGGTAGCAGAATTAACGGTAATAGATATTTAACTAATTGGAATAATTTTCACCAATTAAGATTATATGCTAGAGGTGAGCAATCAATTCAAAAATACAAAGATGAACTAGCTATTAACGGTGATTTGTCTTACTTAAATATAGATTGGAAACCTGTTCCTATTATACCTAAGTTTGTTGATATTGTTGTTAATGGTATATCAGAAAAAGAATACGATATAAAAGCTTTCGCTCAAGATCCAGAATCTATGAAACAAAGAACTTCTTATGCTCAATCAGTATTGAGAGATATGTATTCTAAGGACTTGATAAACAAAGCTAACAGTATAACAGGTCAAAACTTTTTTAACTCTCCTCTTCCTCAAGAAGAATTACCAGAGTCCAAAGAAGAATTAGACTTACACATGCAACTTTCTTATAAGCAATCAATAGAAATTGCTGAAGAAGAAGCTATAAATAATATACTTGATTTAAACAAGTATGAACTAACAAAGAGAAGACTAAACTATGACTTAACAACACTTGGAATTGCTTGTGTTAAAACTAATTTTAATGTTAGTGAAGGTATAAAAGTTGATTATGTTGATCCAGCTTACTTAGTATACTCTTATACTGAAGATCCAAATTTTGATGATGTTTATTATGTTGGAGAAGTAAAAGCTGTCACAATACCTGAGCTTAAAAAACAGTTTCCTCATATATCAGAAGAAGAATTGTATGAGATACAGCAAATGCCAGGAAATAGACAATATATAACTGGTTGGGGTAATTATGATGAAAACACTGTTCAAGTTTTATATTTTGAATATAAGACTTACATGAATCAAGTTTTCAAAATAAAATATGGTGATAATGGTTTAGAGAAAGTTATACAAAAGACAGACGACTTCAACCCGCCAGAAAACGATAACTTCGAAAGAGTTTCTAGAACTATAGAAGTTCTTTACACAGGTGCTAAAATAATGGGTACTAATAGAATGTTAGAATGGAAACTGTCTGAAAATATGACTAGACCATACGCTGACACAACTAAAGTAGAAATGAACTACGTTATAACAGCACCAAGAATGTACAAAGGTAGAATAGAATCATTAGTTAGTAGAATAACAGGTTTTGCTGATATGATTCAAATAACTCACCTAAAATTGCAACAAGTTCTTTCAAAGATGGTTCCAGATGGAGTTTTCTTAGATGTTGATGGTTTAATGGAAGTTGATTTAGGAAACGGAACTAAATATAATCCAGCAGAAGCTTTAAACATGTATTTTCAAACTGGTAGTGTTGTTGGTAGATCAATGACGCAGGACGGTGGAATGAACGCAGGTAAAGTTCCAATCCAAGAACTATCTAGCTCATCAGGACAAGCAAAAATACAATCTTTAATAGGTACATATCAATACTACTTACAAATGATAAGAGATGTAACTGGTCTTAATGAGGCTAGAGACGGTAGTATGCCAGATAAAGATTCTTTGGTTGGTTTACAGAAAATGGCTGCTAACGCTTCAAACACCGCTACAAAACACATATTACAAGCTAGTTTATATTTAACTCTTAGAACATGTGAGAATATATCATTAAGAATAGCTGATTGTTTAGAATATCCTTTAACAGCTAAAGTTTTAGAAGAAAGTATTACAGTATATAACACATCGACACTAAGAGAGATAAAAAATCTAAATTTACATGATTTTGGTATATACTTAGAATTAGAACCTGACGATGAAGAAAAAGCTATGTTAGAACAAAACATACAAGTTGCTTTACAGTCAGGGAGTATAGATTTAGACGATGCTATTGATATTAGGCAGGTTAGAAATCTAAAGTTAGCAAATCAAATGCTTAAGTTTAGAAAAACTAAGAAAAGAGAAGCTGATCAAGCTGCTCAAATGGCCAACATACAAGCTCAAGCACAAGCTAACCAACAAACAGCAGAAAAAGCTGCTTTATACGAAGTTCAGAAGCAACAAGCTTTAACTCAAGAAAAAGTAAATATAGAGCAAGCTAAATCTAAATTTGAAATAGAAAAAATGCAAATGGAAGCTCAAATGAAACAGCAATTAATGCAACTTGAATTTGAGTTTAACATGCAATTAGCACAAGTAAAGGCTCAAGCTGATATGACTATCGCTAACAAAAGTGAGGACAGAAGAGATGAAAGAGCTAAAATACAAGGGACTTTACAAAGTCAATTGATAGATCAAAGAAAGAACAATTCATTGCCTCAAAATTTTGAATCAGCAGGTTTTGATGGTATGGGAGGATTTGGATTAGAACAGTTCGAACCAAAATAAAAAAAATTATTTAATTATATTATATCATGTCAGTAGAAGTAAAACAAGAAGGTGAGTTCAAAATGTCTAAAAAGACAACACCTAAAAAATTAAACAAACCAGACGAGGTTATTAAAGTTGACTTATCTGTTCCTAAAAAAGAAGCAGATATAACAAAAGTTGTAATACCTTCAGAAAACAAGCAAGAAGATGCCATTCAAGAACAAAGCGCAGATGAAAGCGTGTTACGCACAGAACAATCCGAAATGGGATTGCAAAAAGTGGAACAAGGAAACGAAGAGTCCGCTAAAACTGTTATTGAAGAAATACAAAACGAAGAATCAGTAAATAAAGAAACTGAGATTAAAGAAAAGCAGTTAAACGAAGCTATATCACAATACGAAAACAAAGGTACTAAATTACCTGAGAATATAGAAAAGTTAGTTGAGTTTATGCAAGAAACAGGTGGTACAGTTGAAGATTATGTTAGATTAAATGTTGATTACTCTAACGTTAAAGAAGATGTACTATTAAAAGAATATTATAGAAAAACAAAACCATATCTTAGTGATGAAGAAATAGAATTCGCAATAGAAGATTCTTTTTCTTTCGATGAAGATTTGGATGAAGAGCGAGATATTAGAAAGAAGAAACTCGCTTTCAAAGAAGAGATTGAAAAAGCTAGAAACTTTTTAGATGGAGTAAAAAGAAAGTATTATGATGAGATTAAAGTTAAATCTCAGATTTCTCCTGAAAATAATGAAGCTATAAGTTTTTTCAATAGATATAAAGAAGATCAAGACAAAGCAAAATCTAGGCATGATCGATTTAAACTTGATACTAAGAAATTTTTTACTAATGACTTCAAAGGTTTTGAATTCGGTATTGGTGAAAAGAAATTTAGGTATGGTATCACGAATAATGAACAAATTGCAGAAAAACAGTCTGATATTAGTAATTTCGTCGGGAAGTTCCTTGACAGTGAAGGTAATGTTACTGATACAGCTGGTTACCATAAAGCTTTGTATACCGCTATGAATGCAGATAAAATAGCGCAACATTTTTATGAACAAGGAAAAGCGGATGCAGTTAAAGAAGTAGTCTCTAACTCTAAAAATCCAGGCATTTCACAACCAAGACAAGCTCCTGGTGATGTTTTTATAAATGGTTTAAAAGTTAAATCTGTTAGTGGTTTTGATTCTTCAAAACTAAAAATAAAAACAAAAAAATTTAACTAATTAAAAAATTAAAACTATGGCATTAAGTCCACAATTTGGTTCTATAGTACCTTCTCAGAAGCAACAAGCTTTAGAGACAAACTATTTAAACTTTACAAACGGAGATAATGACTTCGCACAACAGTATTTACCAGAAATCTACGAAGCTGAAGTAGAGCGTTACGGAAACAGAACTTTATCTGGATTCTTACGTATGGTTGGTGCAGAAATGCCAATGACATCTGATCAGGTTGTTTGGTCTGAACAAAACAGATTACACATCGCTTATACTGATGTAACTTGTGCTTCTGCTACTACTTTAACGTTTGCTACAAACGCTAACCCAGCATTAGGACCTATTATTCAAAATGTAATTTCTAAAAACCAAACTTTAGTTGTAATGAGTCCAACTCTTGGAACTGAGTTAAAAGTATTGGTTACAGATAGTACAGAAGTTGGTGGTGTTGCTACTTTAACAGTTGCTCCTTATACTCAAGCTAGTTTAACTGTTGGTGGTGTTGATTTTTCAGGTGATACAAACCTTAAAATCTTCGTATATGGTTCTGAATACAAAAAAGGAACAAGAGATGCTGATATTAAATCTGTAACTCCTACTTTCACTCAGTATTCAAACTCTCCAATCATCATTAAAGAGAAATATACTATCAATGGTTCTGACACTGCTCAAATTGGTTGGGTTGAAGTTGCTACAGAAGATGGTACTAGTGGTTTCTTATGGTATTTAAAAGCTGAATCTGAAACTCGTTTACGTTTTGAGGATTACTTAGAAATGTCAGTTGTTGAAGGTGAGTTAGCTGCTCCTGGTTCAGGTGTTGCTAGTATTGCTGGAGACGTTTCTTACAAAGGAACACAAGGTTTATTTGCTGCTGTTCAAGAAAGAGGTAACGTATTATCTGGATTTACAGCTGCTTCTGGTTTAGTTGATTTCGATGAGATTCTTAAAAACTTAGACACTCAAGGTGCTATTGAAGAAAATATGTTATTCTTAAACCGTCAAACATCTTTAGATTTTGATGATATGTTAGCTTCTTTATCTTCTGGTGCTGCTGGTGGTGTTGCTTACGGTTTATTTGAAAACTCTGCTGAAATGGCGTTAAACTTAGGTTTCTCTGGATTCCGTAGAGGTTCTTACGATTTCTATAAAACAGATTGGAAATACTTAAATGACGCATCGACTCGTGGTGCTGTTGAAGTTGCTAGTATCGATGGTATCTTAGTACCAGCTGGAACATCTACAGTTTACGATCAAATCTTAGGTACAAACATTCGTCGTCCATTCTTACACGTACGTTATAGAGCTTCTCAAGCTGATGATCGTAGAATGAAGTCTTGGATCACTGGATCTGTTGGAGGTGCTTACACTTCTGATCTTGACGCAATGGAAGTACACTTCTTGTCAGAAAGATGTTTGGTTGTTCAAGGAGCTAATAACTTTGTGTTATTTACTGCTGCTGCAGCCTAAACTTAAATAATAGTAGAATTGCCCTCGTGTATTTCGGGGGCAAAACTACTAAAAAAAATAATTTATTAAATCATATTATATCATGGCTACAAGTCCAAAAACAAAACAAGTTAAAAAAGAAGTTGAAATTGAAGATACTTACTTGGAAAAAGAAGTTGAAACAATTGAAGAAAAAGAAGAAGTGGTTGTTTCTAAACAAATTAAAGAAAAACCAAAAAAAGATATGTCTTGGGAGATTAAAGATAGAACATATTATTTAAAAGGTAATATTATACCTATTACGTTCACTTTAAACAGCAGACACAGTTTAAGATACCCATTACTATGGTTTGATGAAGTTACTGGAGAGCAAAAAGAAATAAGATATGCTACGAATCAGAATTCACCATTAGTTAATGAGCAAAAAGGACAAGCGACATTAGGACATATAATCTTTAGAGATGGTGTTTTAACTGTTCCTAAGTCAAAACAAAATTTACAAAAATTACTATCAATATATCATCCAGCGTTAAACAAGAAATATTACGAATTTAATCCTGTTGCTAATGCTGAAGATGATTTAGATGAAATAGAACTAGAAGTTCAAGCATTAAACATGGCTTTAGAAATGGACATTGATCAAGCTGAAGCTATAATTAGAGTAGAAGTTGGTTCTAGAGTTAATAAGATGAGTTCTAAGGAGATTAGAAGAGATTTATTATTATTAGCTAGAAGAAATCCAGATCTATTCATAGAGTTAGCGAATGATGATAATGTTCAATTAAGAAACGTAGCTATTGTTGCGGCTGAAAACAACATTATAAAGTTATCTCAAGATCAAAGAACTTTTACTTGGGGAGATAATGGAAGAAAGTTGATGACTGTTCCATTTGATGAAAATCCTTACTCAGCTATGGCTGCGTTCTTCAAAACAGACGAAGGTGTTGAAGTTTATAGATCTATAGAAAAAAGATTAAAATAAAACAATTTTATAATACTTAAGCCATCGAAAGGTGGCTTATTTATTATAAACAATAAAAAATATAAAATGGCAGTAAGCGTTGATACAGTATACAAAACAGTTCTAACAATATTAAATAAAGAACAAAGAGGTTATATGACACCTGATGAGTTTAATAGAATAGGTACTCAGGTTCAACTAGAAATATTTGAGTCTTATTTTGACGACTTAAATCAACAGTTGAGAATACAACAATCTGACACTGAATATGCCGATAGACAAAAGAATATAGATAATAAAATATCTATATTTAAAACGGTTGGTAATTGTACCTTTTCTACGGATCACTTCGTAGTACCAACAAATCTACATAAAATAGGTACAGTAATATATAAAGATGAAATTGAAGTAGAAAGAGTTCAAAAAAACGATCTTATATATATAAATCTTTCCCCTCTAACAAAACCAACAAAAAATTTCCCAATATACAGTTATGAAAACGCTACTGTAGGTGGATCAAATCCAAAGATATATGTCTATCCAAAAGATATAAATAGTGATATAAGTGTTTCATACATAAGAAAACCAAGTGATATATTTTGGGGATATAGTGGTGTAGGTAATGTACCTTGGACTACAGGACCTTATATATATAATCCAAACCTATCTGTTCAATTCGAGTTAGATGCTTCTGAACAAACAGAGATAATAATTAGGATACTTACTTATGCTGGTGTTATAATTCGTGATCCAGAAATTATACAAGCAGCTTCTCAAAAGATACAAGCGAAAGAAATTAACTCTAAAAATTAATAAATATGCCAATGCCTAATGGTGGATTAATCACCGAAACAAACAGACAATATTACGAAGGTGCACAAAGCTTTAGAGGCGATGGTGTTAATAGTGATTTTAGAGCAACTTTTAATACTGACTTAGTTTTTTATGCTAGTAATCCAAGTGATCCAAATTACAATCTAAATAATTTCAAACTATATACGAGTATAACTGGAATACCTGGTAGTTATACAGAATTCACTGGTGACTATACTGTCACAGATAACGTTATTCATTTTGTATCAGAACCGCCTGCTAATAATACTTTTATAGTTATTCAGTTAAAGATTTTAGATGGTGGAAATTATGGTGATAAAAACGCATACGGAAATACAGTTGAAGAAAACTACGGAGGTTACCAATATGTTAAACTAAACGATGTAGTTAACAGTTTTATAATGGCATACGTAGGCAATGGTAAATTAATACCAGATGTGAAAAGAACAGAAGTTATTTTTCATGCTAAAAGAGCTATGCAAGAGTTTAGTTATGATACTTTAAAAAGCATTAAATCTCAAGAACTAACTATTCCTCCATCTCTAAGTGTGGTATTACCTCAAGACTACGTGAATTATGTTAAGTTTTCTTGGGTTGATGGTTTAGGAAGAAAACATCCTATATATCCTTCAAATAATCTAACTACAGATCCATACGAAGCACCATTACAAAGTGATAATGGAGTTGAAATGCAAGATCAATATAACAATAACATAGACATGGATCCTATTATAGAGGAAAGATGGAAAATAGCTGAGATAAGCATGATAAATGGAACTTATTATCCTTATTCTTACTATGAAAATGTAGACTCTTACAATTACGATTGGAATGGCGGAAGTTATACAGGTTATGGAAGATTATATGGATTAGATCCTCAATATGCTAATTTCAACGGTTGGTTTACTATAAATGATAGAGAAGGTAAAGTTTCTTTTTCAAGTAATCTAGCTAACGCTTTATTAATAATAGAATACATATCAGATGGTTTAGCTTATGATCTAGATTCTAGAGTTCCAAAAATGGCCGAAGAAGCGATGTATGCTTATATACTTCACGCTATAATAGCTAATAGATCTTCTTCTCCAGAATATTTAGTTCAAAGACTAAAACAAGAAAAAAGTGCTAAATTAAGAAACACCAAAATAAGATTGTCCAATATAAAAATAGAGGAAATAACTCAAGTTTTAAGAGGTCAATCTAAATGGATAAAACACTAAACAAATGCCTGAAGTTGTAAATAATTTTCTAAGTGCCAAAATGAATAAAGACGTTGACGATAGAATTTTGTCTAAAAATGAATATCGAAACGCTGTTAATTTACAGATTAGTAAATCTGAGAATTCTGACGTTGGTGCTTTACAAACTATACTTGGTAATGAATTGGTTGTTGATTTCAACCAACTAACAAGTAGTACTGGATTAGATTGCATTGGTTATTTTGTCGACACAGCTAACAATAGAGTTTTTGTATTTTTAACAAACTACAACGATACATCAGCTACTGGAGTATATTCTCCGTCAGCTAGAAATTACATATACCAATATAATATTTCAGAGAATTTATCTTCAAGCAATCCTAAACAATTGGTTTCTGGAGCTTTTTTAAATTTCTCTAAAAATAGTCCAATAATAGGTGTAAACCTGTTAGAAGATTTATTATTTTGGACAGACAATAGAAATCAGCCTAGAAAAATAAGTGTTTCTAGCGCTTATAATTCTTCTACATATTACACTATAGAAGATCAAATATCTGTAGCAAAAATAAACCCTGTTTATGCTATAAATCTATACGCTGAAAGCACAGAAGCACCTGGAGAATACGAAACAACTATGTATGATGTTGTTAGCGTTAACCTTCCAGATGGTACACCTAATCCTTATTATAATCCTGATTATATTGGCGATCCTTCTTATTTAGAAGATAAATTTGTTAGATTTAGTTATAGATATAAATTTGATGAAAACGAATATTCTATATTTGCTCCATTTACGCAAATAGCATATATACCAAAACAAGATGGTTATTTCATGTACGAACCTAGTTTGGTTCCAGGTGAAGAACCAATTGTTGACGATGAAACAGCAGCTTATAGAAGTACAGTTGTTTCTTTCATGTACAACAAAGTTAACAACATATTATTACAAATAAAACTACCTTGTCCAGCTAATCAACTACAATCTTTATTTAAAATATCCGAAATAGAGATATTATATAAAGAATCAGATGGTTTAGCAGTTCAAGTTGTTGATATTATAACAGCTTCAGAAATAGCAACACAAGCTGGTACTGGAGATGTTTATGTATACAACTATCAATCTAAAAAACCATTTAAAACTTTACCAGAAAGAGACATAACTAGAGTGTATGATAAAACTCCAGTTAGAGCATTAGGTCAAGAAATAATAAGTAATAGAG